CTGCCGGCTGCGAGCACGGTCAGCCTGGATCTGGTCGCCAGCCTCTAGCAGCCGAGCCATCAGGTCGGGGTTAGCGTTCGCCACCTTGCTGTAGGCGGACGACTTGCTGCGGCTCTTGGAAAGCTCAGCATTGAACAGCCGATCAAACGTCTCCAGATCGGCCTTGTAGCCAGTCGCCTCGACCGGCTCGTCCTTCGACTTGCTGCGGCTGGCACTCAAGCCGTCCACAGCGTCAGCAGCACGAGCGGCCGCTTCTTGTTTCGCTTCACGCTCGGCTTGCAAACGAGCGTGAGCGTCGGCTGCGAAAGCCACAGCCGCCTCCGTGATCGTCGCACCCTTCTCCAGCTGAGCTACAATGAACTCAGCACTTGCACCCGGAAGACTTGCCTTCAGCTCGCCCAGCGTGGCGGCCTTCGGCTCGTTCGATTCGTTAGCCATTGCCGTTACTCCGTTAATCTGCTGAACGAACTCGTCAGCATCTGAAATGGCATCCACCAGACCGAGCCTTACAGCCGCGTCTGCGTGCCAGAATTCGCCGGTAGCCAACGCGGCCACCTGCTTGGAAGACAGGCTGCGACCACTAGCCACAGCCGCCGTGAATTGTTCGTAGGTCGGGTCGACCATGTTCCGCTTGAGCGTGTCGAGCTGGTCCTGAGTGACCACCGTTCCCGGCGTCCCGATGGCCTTGTACTCGCCGGCCTTGACGACGTGCACCTTGACGCCGGCCATCTCAGCAGCCGCTGAGGTGTCCTCGATCACCGTGTAGACGCCGATGGAACCGACGACGCTGGACGACGTGGCCACGATCTCAGTGGCAGCAGAGGCGATCCAGTAGGCTCCAGAGCAGCACTGGCCGTCGACGACCGCATAAACAGGCTTGATGGCCTTCGTCCGCGTGATCTCGTCAGCCATCTCCTGAATGCCGGAAGCCGAGCCGCCAGGTGAGTCAATGAGCATGACGACCGACGTAATGCTGTCATCCTTGGCGTACTCGCGGAGCTGCTTGCGGAGCTTGACGGTCGACGTCGACGCTCCGAGACTGGTCTGCTCACGCATCAAGACGCCTTTGACGTCCAGGTAGCCTATACCGTTTTCGGTATATCCGACGGACGCCTGTTCGGCTGGCAGCCAGTCCGCCATGCTGGCGACATGCTGCTCGATGTCTGTCCGGTTTACGCGTTCGGCGAGGTGCATGCCGATATCAGGACGAATCGCCCACGATCCAAAGTATTCAGTAATTCGCGGGACACGATCTTTGAGCCGATCTACGATGCTCACGATTTAGACTCCTTCATGCCGCCAGTAGACGGCTGGTCGGTCTTCGTCTCGCTCTTGCTCTCGCTTTCAGAGTGCGAGGTGGAGACGTTGAAGCGAATGTTTTCCGGCATCAGAGGCGACCACCAGTGCATCCACGTCGGCGACTGCTCCAGGTCGGGATAGCTGGACTTGAAGGCCATGTAAGCGTCTGCCGCCTTGCGTAATGCGTAGTCGCGGTCTTCGATCGTTTGGTCGATTACCTCGTAGTAGTCCCTGCCATAAGCGGCTGCGTCCTGCCGCGGACTGATCAAGCCGGCTCCAAGCTCAGCGGCTCGTGCCGTGATGTCCTCTACCGGCTGGATGTACTTCCACCGCGGCGGGTGTACGTTGTGACTAAAGACGAAGTGGTTCGGATCACGCAGGACGTCGGCCGGGTTGACGTCGCCTTCGCGGAGGATAGCTTGAAACTGCTTGTCTTCTGCCGCCAGCTTGCGTATACGCCACGTCCACTTGTCGCTGTACCAAGGCACACCGAAGGACTCTTGCAGCCGTTCCCAGCCGCGACGAGCTTGGTCGACAGCACCTCGCCAACCGCTGAAGTTCGTGTTCGACGGGTCCATCATCAACACGGCGAGCGGGATGCCGAGGTTGACGGCGATGATGCCAAGGATCATCGTGACGTGCTGGAAGTATTCCGGGTTCGGCACGTTGCCGCTGAACGCTGTTAGCTTTTCTCCAGGGAAGCGAGCCCAGTAGTCCATACCGGCTCGTGGGTTCCACTGGAAACGCTCACCGCTGGCGGAAGCCTCCAGCATGCCGGTAGCGATCGACCGTTCGTCCGGGTCCATCTGCTGGAAGGCTTCAAACGGAAGCTCGTGAAACAACGCGACAGACGAGACGGCTTGCTGCTGAAACAGCTTGGCGTACTGAATGTCGTTGTGCATCTGCACGAACTCGGCGATCGGTGCGATCACCGGGACGCCGCGTCGTTGCGACATACGCTTCGGCAGGTAGTAGTGCCAGACCCGCTTATTGCCGTTGCGGTCGCGTGCCTCAATCTGCTCGATCTCGCTGTACTTCGGCGAGTAGCCAATCGTGCGGTCTGTCTTCGTGAACCAATAGCGAGTCCGCACGCCTTCGTCGTTTTGTTCGACGCCTAGAACGACGTCCTTAGCCGTGCCGCGAGACGACGTGCAGCGATGGCTTTCCAGGGTCTGAATCTGGCCTGACGAGCGAGGCACGTTGAAGATGTCGCCGTCGTTCAGGACGCTACAGAACTCGATGTACGCTCGCTTGTGCAAGCCGTGCTCTTGGCTGCTGTCTGAGCTATTGGCCTTTGAGAACTTCCGCCAATCCTCGTATAAGTAGTCGTCGATGGCCTCGACGCCAGTGGTCGGGTCGACGTGGAAGCCGCAGCCGATCACGTTGTCTGCGATACGCTGGATGGCAGACGAGTAGATCGGGTCGTTGTCCCAGAAGTAGCGAGCCAGCTCGACCAGATACCAGTAGCGAGACTCGTCGACGAGGTGATGATCGGCAGAAACGCCTACGGCCGACATCCCGTCCGGCTTAGGCGTACCGCGAGACGGCGTAGCGGCTCGATAGTGCGAAGCCGCCATTAACTGGCGTGCCCTGAAGTCGTCCTGAAGGCTAATGCCTGGACTGGTCAGGTTCTGTAGTCGTCGAAGCTGATTAGACGTTCGTTCCATGCACTCCAGCCGCGTCGTCGGAGAAAGGCTTTCGCCTCGTCCATAGATTCCTTGACGTGTTTGCGGTCTGGCATCTCAAGCTCGCCGGCCTGCTCCTGAAGTCGCTGCGGAGACAGGCCAAGAATGCGTCGACAAGCAATCACGAACGCTGCGGCCTTCGTCGTGGAGACGCTGGCCGGATCGTCGTAGTCGGCGTTGTCGTAGTACGCCTGCAAGATGGTGTCGAGCGAGAAAGCCATAATGCCAATTGTCTGGCTATGGCTTTTGTGCTCTATAGATATTGGTTCAATGGGAACCCAATAAAAGTATTAGGTCTCTGCTACCTGCTCAAGCAAGTATTTCACCGCGTCGCCAGCCGACAACACAGGCTTACCGCTCGCCAGCGTGGCGTGCTGATTGAACAGGCCGAACATGAGACGCTTGAGTCCCTCTTTCTGCTGGCCTGTCATGTTCTGGATCACGGTGTAGCTAACTACGCGGCCGAGGTAATACTGGTTTGTCGGCTCGTCGGCTGCCGGAACTTCCAGCAAGACGGTATCACTCTTCTTCACGCTCGGCTTATCGGTCGTGGTGCTCTTAGCCATTCGTCTCTTGGCTCCTTCTCTGTTTGTCTACGATACGCGACAGCAGGCTTGCCGTCGTTTGCTTCTCTTTAACGTCCGCGTCCAACAGTCGGACTCCCTTGTACGATGCCGCCAGGCAGGCATACGTGGTCGAGTCGAAATAGTGGTTCGTCTTCCGCACTCGCTCCCAGCGTGTGACCTGCTTGTTCTTGGCCATATCAAATTCCATGTGTTCTTCTTCGGCCGACAGGTGCCGCCAGAAGGTCTTGTGGTGTCGTGGCTCAGCCTGGAAGAGGCACATCGAGCCGGGTCCGCTCTGAGTGACCAGCCGACGGGTTAGCCATGACTTCCAGTGGTCGACGTTGGCCTCGAACTCGTGCATGAGGTACTGACGGTTCCACTTGCCGTGGAATTCCTCGCCGATGTAGACGTAGGTCGAGCCTCTTTTGGCTGGCTCCATGTACTTTTTGTGCATGTGCTGGCCGGCTCCACGACCGAAAACAGGGAAGAACCGCTTGCGGTCCAACTGTTTGGAGACTTGACGCACGACTCGCGTCTGATAGCCAGCGTCGATCAGGACCATATCGGGAAGCCGTATAGTGCCTCCAGAAGCCTCCAGGAAGCCTGTTTTAAGCAGTTTGCCGGACAGTAGACGCTTTAGACCAGCCTCGACGCTACGTTCTTCCTGGATGCCTCTACGGCCTTGCTCGCTGTCCATCACCTCTACAGCGTCATAGTCGATGATGGCAGCCGCTGGCTCGTCGTCTGGAGCCTCACCGAGTGCCTTCCGCCATGCTACGGCGGTCCAGTGTATCCAATACTTGCCGATATCCACGCCGACCGTGACTGCATCCGCCCACTCAGGCACCACGCCACGACGCACGCCGCCTTCGACGTTCGACAGTGCGTTGATGTCCAATCGCACGACCTCGACGTTAGGAGGCGTCCACGGCTTCACCCACACGAACTGGGTCTGATACTTGTTGGCGTCGTCCTCGTTCCGGTCGTTCTGTGCCTTCCACTCGCCATGAGCGATCTTGCGTTGACTCCAAAAGCTATTCTGGAACGCTGACCACCTGAAGCCAAGCTGCCGCGTCGTAGGCTCGTCGCCGACTACCACGCCCGTAGACTTGTCGACCCGCTGGCCGCTATGTACGAGCCGCGTCTTGCGTAACATGTCCTGCCGCTGTTCCTCGGCGATCCGTTCGGTACACACCGAGCACGTAAAGTGACCAGTTTTCTCAGCTTCCTCTGGACTTGCAGCCTGTTCGATGCCTTTGAAGTCCTCCCGCTCAGGCGAGATCCACTCTCCACAGTGCGGACACGGCACAACCAGCGTCGACGCCGTGCCAGCCATGTACTCCTTCCAGATGAAACCGGATTCGATGGACACGGTACACTCGGCATACGCGACCATATCGTCGATGTCGTAAGCCTCTGTTCTGGCTAAAATCTGCCTGATCGGACTGGCTTCCTTGCTACTTTCGCCAGCAGTGTCCATCTTGTCGGCTTCCGTGATGATCACCACGCGAGCCGTGAACGACGATCGCTTCTCATCGCCGCCGTGACCTGACATAAACTTCAGGCTCGCACCGTTCGTCAGGTCGATACGTTCGCCGAAGCCACCGCGTGAGCCTTTACCGTAG